TTACATTAGGGAACTTAGTTCCAAAGATTGCTTGTCCTGGTGCTCCTGCTTGTCTTCTAAATATTTTGCCAGGATATACCGATAAGTCTTGTCCTGGAACTAAATTCGTTTCGTCTACTTCTATAAGTAAGTTTGATGATAACGCAGCATTATCTACTGCCATTCTCATAAACCCATTCATAAGTAGTTGGGTGTCGTCCATATTTTCTGCTAGTCCAATACCGAAGAATGAATATGGATTTAATTCGTAAGGGGTTGCATGATAAGGTATTCTTGTTGGAGTAAATGGATTTAGAACTAATCTAATTATTTGTCCATTACATACCCACGCATTTATCTGTACTTCGTCTTTATCTTCTAATTCTTTAGGAATATCTAAGTCAGCATTTTCTGCTGTTTCAGCATCAATCGTTCCCCAATATTCTAATACTTCAAAACGATCAACTTCAGAATTATAAGTACTATCTTCTAATTCACTTTCCCAATATTCTTTTGTGTAGTTAGCTCCACCTTCAATAGCTAACTCTATGTTTTCTTTTCTAAAGTAAGGTCTGTTTTTTAAATTTCTTAACTCAACTTTATTTAATCTGTGTCTTTCAATCGTATACTCAGCTTCAGACATATTTCTAGCATCGCAATCAGGATAAAAGTTCCAAATACTTACTGACTCTACTTTTGGTATTGTTTCAAAGATTGGATCATATTCACCTTCTTGATTCCATCTAGGATACTCTTTGTCAAAAGCGAAAGGCCCTTTAAGAATACCTGTGCCGAATAAAGACATATCAAAAGCAACTGATCGAAGATGTTTACTTGCATGAGACTCTTCTAATTGCTCATGGATCTTCTTCTCCATAGATTGTGCTGCTTTTTTAGCAGGTTCAAAAGTAAATGATGTTGGAGTTTTACCTGCTCCTAATTTTAATTCATCTTCAACTTCTTTTAATTTATCTTCGTAAGTGCCTACTTCTTTTAGAATATCTTTTCGTTTAACTGTTGCTGATTTCTTACCTGAGATTTCAGCCATCTTATCTTCAGTAGGTTCTTGAGGATCAAAATAAACTGAGTCGGCTACGCCTGTTGGAAACTCTGTAGATTCAATTCCTATCGGAAATTTATTTCCTGCAAACAAAACATCTATTATTTGTGCATACGCTGCTAAGACTTTTGTTTTAGTAATTTTTATAAAAGCACGAGACTTTTCAGTATCAGTAAATTGAACATCAGTAGAATAAACCCCACGATAATTCTTGTAAGCAGTTAACCAACGAGTTTCATCACTTAATCTATTGTCTTTAGATTTTTGAAATTTACCTTCAATATAACTTACTAATCCTGAGTAAGAGTAAGTTTCTGCTTCTGCATTTTCATCTTCTTGCAGAGCCATAACTGTGTCATTACTTGGGTCTGCTTCAAAAGATAGATCTTCGCTATCGCTTGGTTTCTTCATTATTGCCATAATTTATTAATATCCAAAAGTTGTATCAGCAGGTCGCCATTTATACTCTGGCTCGTCTGTGTGAAATATAGATACAGTTCTTGGTCTAGTCATTATACCATATCTAATAGAGTCATAAGCGTGGTCTGACGCATATTTTTTATTGATGTCATCACTTCCATTTGGATCAGAAGGTATAACCGGTAAATCAGAAATTATCTGTCTACAATTCTCAAAAAAACATATTCCAGGTATATCAGTATCTGGATCTACTTTTAATAATTCATGCAATCTGTTTTTACCTGCAATTCTTGCTCCGGCTGTACGATCACTAGGTCGCCATCGACAACCTTCAGCCATCATCTCTTCAGCTATAGAAGGCCCAAATTGACCTCTGTTATGCCAACAAGAGCTATCCAACACACCATAACTAACTCGATCACCGGCTTCACTTTCGATCTCCATGACTTTTCTGGCGAGATCCCTTCCTGTGTGTTTAGAAACATATAATTCTCTGTAAACTATTAAGTTTTCATAAGCTGGATCAATAGCAAACCAATGTACTGCACTAAAGCTAGAGTAACCAAAGTCACAAGACCTGAACCTAGTCCAATCGTGAGGTATTTCAAAAGGCTCGACAACATGAATATGATTTCTAAACTCTGAGAATGCAGCACCTTCTGCTACAGACCAATCGCCTTCCAAGAGCTGTCTTCTTTGCATTTCTGGTAAAGACAGTAGGTTGGCTTCATAAGCCCCATCTTTTACTAAGTATGGGTTATCTTTTAATTTTGCTGGTATAAACTTTCTAAAAAATAAAGGTTCACCAGCCCTATCATGTTCTTCAGGATACTTTAACGCTTCTCCTGTGTCAATATCTGTCGCAGCAAATGTAGTGTTTTCAGGAGAAGGTTTTATAAACATCTCTCTGACCCAATTATGTCCAGGGCCACCAGGGTTTGTTGTTGCTCTCATGTATATAGGTAGGTCAGGATCTGTCGTTCTCAACCTTGATCTCATATAATTCCAAGCAAAAGGAGTAGGGTGCTGTGTTAATTCATCAAAACCAATATAGCTAAAGGCTTGTCCTTGATAACGCAAACAGTCTTCGTCCCTTTCTAAATAAGTTAACCACAATCTAGCTCCACTAGGGAATATCCATTGTGATTTCTTTTCTCCCCATTTAGCTCCTGGAAAAGCTCTAGGATATAACTCCTGAGTTTTCCAAATCATTTCTCTTAATTCATCATTTGTTCTTCTAAGAATTAAGCCATTAAAATTCTTGTTGTGGAAGTACCTCATAGGATCTGCGATCAAGCTATAAGTCTTTCCCCCTCCGGCACTTCCACCATACAGCACTTCTCTTTCGTTTGCTGCAAGAAATTCAGTTTGTGGCCCAGGATTAGGTTTAAATAATATATCTTTGTCTTGAGGTATACTCGGTATACTTTCAAAACCACCTAACCCATTGGGTGCGACACCATTTGTCGCTTGTTGAGTAATCTCTTTTAGTTTCTTTTCAGCAACAGTAATTGATCTTTTTCCTGCTGCTCGTTTCTGTCTTAGTTGATACGCTTCCTTTTCAGCTTTAGTTTTAGGAGTATTTTTCTTTTTTCGTTCTAAAAGTTTTTTAGCCCTAGGATTACTTTTGGTATCACCTCTAAATCGTTTCCATATATTAGATAAGCCTTGGTGAGAAATAGGGTGGTCAGATTCTTCTGATAGCCACCTTGCAGTTTCTCTTAGTGAATGACCATTATCTAAATGTGATAAGGCAACACTTACTTTATCTACGACCTCTTGAATAGGCTCAAGAAGTAATGGATCTTCTTTATTTGCTTGATACCCATAAGGTATCTTTGCTGTAGGATTGGGGCGAGTTTTACTCTCCCACTTCTCCTGTATTATTATTTTCGACTTGTTGTTCTTCTTCTGAGTCATTGTCCTTCTTCGGTGGCAATATAAATAAACCCCCTGTATCTCCGGTTACTTGGATCTGTTCTTTTTTAACTAAACCTGATCTATCAAGTATTTGGGTTGCTGCCGAAACTGCGTTTCGTGCTCCCATCTGTCCTGGATCATCTAATATATCAATCATACTAAATGTTGCTTTAGGGGCATTCATTGCTAGTAACAACGAAGATCTATCTACGATTTCATCTTTTAATGAAGATACAACTTCACTTACTTTAGTGTTTTCAGAATATCCTGCTAAATTCATAGCAGAACGAATATTACCTTTGGCTTCCCCACATAAAAATTCCAAGAATAACTCTTGTTTTTCAGTTAATGTTTTTTTCTTTGTATCTACCACTTCGTTTTATGACTCCAATATCGAGCACTAAATTTATCAGGTTTTGAATCTTGTGCATTATGTCTAGCATAGTAAGATTTTTTACGAGCTTTATCTTTGGCTGATTTAGGATTTTTACCTGCTCCTGTTACGCCTTGCTGACCAAACCTAATTAATTTTAATTCATGACCTTTTTGAGCTAACACCACATGAGATTTGGTTTTATGCTTTGGAGTTCGCTTGGGTTTATTAACGCCTTTCAAACCATGCTTCTTCAGCATAGCTGCTCTACGCTTTTCGTGGGCCATACTTAACTACGCTGTTTTTTTCTTCTTTTTCTTAGGAAACCCTGCTTTCATATTAGCATAGGCTTTGTCAGAAATAGTAGAGTCTTCTTTAGATCGGCTTGTTCCTGCTTTTTTACGAGCATTGATATTAGCGTACAGACCTTTATTACCATAGGCTTTTTTCTTTTTACCCATAGTGTGTTTACCATATGCAGCTTTAATCTCGTCTTTCTTTTTTTCAGATTGAACAGTTTTAGCTACAGAGCCTTTCTGTGCACCTTTTTTCATTGCTTCGGATTTCATCGCAGCATCTTTTTTAGCTTTGGTTTTTTCTTTTCGTTCTACCATAGCTCCTGTGCTTAAACCCATCTTACGCATCTTTTGTTCACGATCTTGTTCTTTAGATAGTCGGCTAGTACTTTTAATACCTTGATAGCCACCACCACCATAAAAACCATTATGTGATTTTACTGATGCACCAGCGTTAACTTTTTCTACTTTAAGTTTCATAATTATCCTCTGATGATTTCGAGCTTTTACTACAGGTAAAATCCTCGTAGTAATCATTATAATTTTTTAAGATCTTTATTTTATTCGCCTGGGCTTGAGTAATGAGCTTCTCTTCCACTAAGTATTTTTTTACTTGGTCGAACTCTAAATCAATTCCTGTATTTGCTTTGATAGCAGCACGAATATAATGCAGATTAATCTGGTTTGTGCTCATAGTATTTATACCACTAGGGGTATAGTTATGTCAACAAAGTAAATTAATTAAATCATTTGTTGACGACATAAGAAATCCATGCTATAAATGGACTTGCAGTCCGGGGGGGTAAACTATATAGGTTAGTTATCTCCCTTTTTTATTAGTTCACTAATTATCCTTTTAGCTAACTTAGGGTTATTCATACAGAATGCAGTAAACCCATTCTCTAATCTCTTCACCATAGATTCTTCATTAGTAGTAGGTAAAGCATACTCTTCCCATATTGTATGGAAGATCTCATGAAGGATTGTCTTGTACTTTAGTTTAGGAGGTAAGTCTTTTCTAATTGTAATCGTAGCTTCTTCATGATTACACTCTCCATAATCCCTTATATTACATTCTGATAGAGAGTAGTTTGTAGATCCTATTATTATAACATTCTTTTTAGA